GGCTAAATAGTTAAAAATAGTTCCTTATTGGTTAAAAAATTAAAAAAATGTTAGGTTTTTTGGTTAAAGGTTCTATCCCTTTTTTCTTTTAGTTTCGCATTTCGTGCATCTTTTTGTTCTCGAGTTTGTAATGCATAACGCTCACGTTGTTTTACATTTCTTTGTGTTTTTTGTGCTTCAGTTAAATTTTTGCAATACTCAGCATTATATTTATGATGCGATTCGCTATCTCGTTTCCACGCATTTGCTAAAATACGTTTTTCTTCTGGTGTCGTATGGGCTTCCCAAACATTTAAGCTTGGATTTAATTTTGCAATCCATTCTTGTTCTCGGATTGTTGCCTCGACTAATGTTTTGCATTGTGGGTAATGGTCTATTATTTGCATCGTCCAATTTTCCCACCCACCATTTTCACGAATGCATTTATAAATTTTATAATGACTATTTTTATTTTCTTCATTGCATCTTGCTTTATGGGTTATTTCACGTTGGTGAATATCTGTCGTATGTCCTATGTAAAAGTCCGCTACGGTTGCGTCTTTGCATACGATTTTGTAAATCAATGTTTTTGAATAGTCGGGCATTGTATGTGTTATATATGGGATTTGTTTCTATATCGTTTTTTAGTTCAATTTTATGACTTTTATATAAAAGCCTGTATCGATTTTGACACGGCATCGATTACAAGCACAAGGTCGCTAATCCCCCACGCGTTGCAGACAACAGCAGTGGTGGTTGCAGATTGTAAAAACAAATTGAGGAATGGGGGCGCAGCACGAGAGTTAATTCCTGAGAACAGAACTCCAGCGGATTTCTCCAAATCGTAGCCGTAAAATGCACTGGAAGGGTATTTCAAAACAGAAACGGCACCACCGTCTGAGCCGGTGGGTGCGGCACGGGAAACGGTGGCAGGGAGAACAAGGGTGTTGTCAGAACCAGAAGGGACGGCGGCAATACCAGCAACCGAGTTATACATTTCACGGGTGACCACTGTTCCGAGTGATTTGGCGATTCCACCACCGAGAGATTGTATGAGGTAGGGATAACCTTCCGCCATAAGCAGAAAATCCCTATATACCACGCTATAACTAATAAGCATTTGCTCTTATTAAACGTCATACCTTTTTAAATGGGGTATGCACCCTCTCGGGTGGGATTAGACTATATCTCATGCATCATCGGGTTGATTAGACCGTCATTTGATGCCCACAGGCATTTAGTCGTTGAACCGCCTTCATATCCTATCATAACGGACTTAGAAGACTGGCTGCGGATTGCCCTATAATATAAAACTTATTACTATACCTTATGTTATTAGCATAAGCCACCGCATAATTTCTTATACGGTTTAGTATTTTATACCTTGAGGGGTTTCCCGTCAATTTGGATGTGTTGCCTCTTTAATAACAAGAAACTAGCATATTTTTTGAATACACTTTTAGACCCACGGAAGGTTTAGGTCTTTGACAATCATTGATTGTTAAGTTAGGATAGAAGGCGCCGCCGCACTGTAACTGTCGTTGAGATAGACCGGGGTTAATGGCGTCATAAAATCCGTTTGGTGTCACCAATGATTGAGCCGTTGCCGCATTCGAGCAACCGAACTGATGTATCACACTGCGAACACTGGAATTCCTGATTTGCAGAAGGAGTTGCTGGGTTCCCGAACTACCTGAGGGGATATTGACAGCGGAGTTAGTGTAGGTCTGAGATTTCAAATACCATTTTCCGTCCTGAAGGGTCTGGCGCAACATTCTGGCGGCATCGTCCCCAACGTCGATATACTTCATGTTGAGGCGGAATTCGCTGAGGGAAAATGCAGACAAAACAATGTTGGTGGTAACAGCCGTGGCGTAAGAAACAATGGGGGTGAGTGCGGCGGTTGTCATTTGGAGCTGAAGGTTATTTACCGAACCAACGGGGAACATTTTGGAATCAGTATTGACACCAATGATAGACATCAAAGGAATGCAGAAATTGTATCTGTAAGTGGTAGTTCCGGTGTGAGCGAGGTCAATTCCTGAGGCACTGTTCGAATCTGATCCCATTGCAATGCTGACGCCGCCGTTTCTCTCAGACTGATTGACGGTATTTTGCAACATGAAATTTTGGAGCAGACCATAGTTATTCACCGTTTCGATCGGAGTGTTGTTACTAACGAGTACGAGCTGGTCAAAAAATGAGGCACCCGAAGAAATCAACTGAGTAACACCACCAGTAACCGAGGCGGCAGTGGTAATTGTATATAACAAAGTGAAAGAGAGGGTCGTTGCTACAGGGTCTAAAAAGACACTGTCGGACATTCCGGAGGGAATGGTAAAACTAACCATCTGGGAAGTAAAAGCCTGTTGCACGGCGGCGTTTGCAGTGAAAGAAATCGCATTAACGGGACCATCGACTTTGGTTATGCCGTCTGGGGCTACGTTTACGGAGTAAGAACGAGCAGTTTCGGACATAGAAGGGGGCAAATCATATTTGAGGGAAGCGGGAAGACCCATGGCGGACGAAGGGAACATAGTAGAACTCATTTTATAAAGATTGCGTATATTATTTTTATAAAATTTCAAAATCAAATTTCCTAAACATTCTGGGACACAATCGACGAAAAAGAGGAGATTCTCGCAGTTTCTAAGTATTCAACGTCGATTTGAATCGTCATCAGCCAATCCACGCCGTTGAAATTGACGAATCGTCCCTGGTCATCGGTGACATTGATTACAAATGAGGTTATGTTTCTGTCCTGTATTAAGAATTTCTGCTGTGTCTGGTTGACATAGTTAATTATGCTATTTTGCCCCGCATTGTTTTGCAACGGAAGAAATATATCTGACGAACCATCAACCGTGTTAAAACAACCAAAATTGAAACTGGTGCTTCGAAAGTTGATTCTCTGCAGTGGAATGAAATTCACACAATGAGGAAACGAAACCGTTTGAACACCTAAAACCAAACTGCTGGTCAATGCTGAAGTGCCTAAACCCATAATGTTATTGACTGTTGAAGCGGTGGAATCTGCATTGACCGTAAATGACCCCGTCGATTTCGTCATTGTAAATTTCGTGGTTATGCTCGAATATGTCACTGCAAAATTTGCTGGGATTAGTGATATTAACATTGTTATAAAAGTGTTGACGTTGTAATTGCCTCGTGTCAGTGTGTATGTGACACCGTCCAAGACAAACTGGTTATTGGTGTAATTTAGAATGTAAAATGAATTTGGGACTTCTGCGTGAACCACCGATAAATAAGCATTTTGGATATTATCATGATGAAATGCTAAATCGGGCAACTGAACCCTAATTGACGAACAAAAACTGTTATTTAATCGATTTATGGCTGACGATATATTGAACTGACGACTGCGTGTTTTAATCATTTATAATAAGCAAATAAAATGTTTATTATAAATAAAAGTCCCTTAAGTCTTTCCCACGGGAAGTCTGTAGGGCGGATCTTCCGGTTTTATTATCTCCATTGTGATGGTGGGTTCTTCAATATCGTGGTGTATAACCGTGATTGTGTTTTCGGGTTCTACTGCAGGTTCTTCTTTTTTCAGGGACTCCTCGAATGGAATCATATATTTAATAAGCGTTTGAATCTCCTCATGTTCCTCTACAATTTCCTGCAAGTATTCCTCAGCTATTTCGGGTTTGTTTTGGTTCGCACAGGCAGTAATGATTGCTAAATTTTCGGGAAAGCCCTTTTTGATTAAGTTTTTAACTTCATTTCTCAACTCTCTATCCATCTTTTTATAAAATTATGGAACAAATTTATTTTGAATTTTCAAATTTATTTTATTAAGATTGTTTATAGATGGACGAAGTTAAATTAATAAAAGGAAGGGGGAAATCTCTAAAAGTTGCCGTCAATGAACCTATCAATGAACCGATTGAAGCCACGGTCGACGAACCGATTGAAGCCTCTAAAAAACCACCACTGACTAAAGCCTTAAAAGTAGATACACGGGGCAAATCAGAGATTGCAAAAGCCAATTTAGAGAAAGGTCGTGCTAAACTGGCGGAAACGTGGGCTGAGAAACGGCGTATTAAGGAGGAATTGTCTGCCGCCGCATTACAGAAGAAAATCAATCAACAACTTAAACAGCAACGCTTAATTAATGCCGCATACGGTGTCAGTGATAATGAAGAGGAAGAGGAGGAAGTTGCTCCTCCGGTTTTGAAAAAGGTGGTTAAGGCGGTGGCTCCGGCTCCGGCTCCAGCACCTAAAAAGAAGGTAATTAAATATGTCGAACAGGACTCTTCATCAGAGGAGGAGGAAATCGTTTATGTCAAAAAGCCGAAGAAGGCGGTTGTTGAAGCACCACCTCAGCGCCAAATTGTGTTTTTTTAAGGCGGGAGAATAATAAAATACTATATTATATGTCTGCACCAAACGATAAGCAACTCTACGAACAAGCCAAACGAATTGCCGATAAAAAATACTCGAAACCTTCCGCTTACAAATCCGGGTTTATAGTGCAAGAATACAAACGACTCGGCGGAACTTATGACGGAGAAAAAACAAAACTCGGATTAAGCCGATGGTTTAAGGAGAAATGGACTGACGTCGGTTCTGGTGCTTATCCCGTCTACAGACCCACCAAAAGAATCAGCGCAAAAACACCTTTAACCGTAGGAGAGATTAATAAAAAAAATTTGAAGAAACAGATTGAGTTGAAACAAAAGATTCGAGGAGAATCCAATCTTCCGCCGTTCTTAAAAAAATGAATTCATTATTTTATTTTATCCCAGTAAAATATAATGCCTCCAAAGCCAAAAGATAAGAAACGAAAACTTAAACAAAAACAGAAACAGAAACAGGTTGTGAAACAGTCTGTGCGCGTAAACGTGCAATCCAGCGGGGGTTCGGGAGGAGGTGGTTCTGTTCCACCATTTGTTCCCTCCGCTTTTAATGAGGCTCGTTTAGCCACTCTTTTAGAAACTGTTGCCAAAAAAGTCCCCGTTCAACAACCGGTTTATGTTCCCACTGGAGAAGCCATTCCTGCCAGAAATATAGAGGCAGTTCCTGCAAATCCTTTGAATGATACTGAAACGCTGGGAGCGGTTTTTAATAAACCCATCAATTTTGATAGACCCATTGAACTCGGAGGCATTGGTCAGGAAAGACCCAAAAGGAGTTATACAAGACCGCCTCTCTACACTCGAATGACAGAAAGAGAAGCCGGTTATTTTACTGCCTCCAGTAGTGAAGGGGAAAAACTGACCCGTGAAGAAGCAAAACGTCAAATGCGTGAGCAATATAAAGGCGGTGGTTCTGCTTTTGGATTCGAAGAATAATTTATAAGTTAATTTTTAATTTAGCGCCTTTTAATATTAAGTTATTGTATATGCCCTATAAAGTGCAAAAAGTCAAAGGTGGTTATAAAGTAACCGACGGTAAGCGTTTCTTTTCAAATGATCCTTTAAGTAAGGAAATGGCTACTAAGCAACGACTCGCAATAACCATTCCTTTAGCTAAGAAAATGGGTAAAGAACCCGCTTTTTATTTTGCTTAAAATAATTTAAGCGCTTTGATTATTTCAAAATTTGTTTTGATATAATTTATTATATCCGCTTACCATATATGAGTGCGGTTTTATTTTATAGAAGGTTGCAGAGGGTCATGATGGAGCGGAAAAAACAGCGTTTGTGGATTCGGTGAGGAAAGTTCCGCGGAATGTTCCTGAGAACCGTGCAAAAGTGGACTTTGAATCATATCAAAAATGAAATTTTGGTATAATTATAGAATTGGAAAACCCTGTTTGGAACGTTGGAACGATTGGAAC